CCTTTGCCAACTCAATACAGTTACCAGTTCTCAGGTCAATCATAGTCATGCGCTTATATGGGAATATTGTAGCAGGTTTATTGGATTTTGACAAAGGGTCCAGATAAATCTCCGTCCTTCATGTTAATTTTAGAGGATGAAAAATAAATTTCAGCAATTAATTCTGACAATCTTCCATCTTTTTTTGCTTTTATAAAAGCTTTCATGTATCTAAGAAGTCTCATCTTACTCCTTAGTTTAAGAGGGAAACCAGTTGTCTTTGCTCTGTAACCTTCATCAATGAGAAATGCCTTTTGTAAAAATTCCTCAGGAGAATATGATTTAGTTGTATTGCCTTGTTGAATTGTAAAATTACCAAAGGTTTTTGAGATAGAAGAATCAGAAACTATAGTTTTGATATAATTTTTCCAATATTTTTTTTGAGTTTCTGTAAACCCACTTCTTGGAATATTGTAATTAATATCTTCCCCACTATAGTCTTTAATTATTTTAGCCATTTTGGGGGCAGGGATAGCACCATTTCTTGCTCTAGCATTGGTAAGTCCACCTCTAGCACCCTGTACTAAGTCTCTTGGTTCAGTGGCATGGTTCAAGAGAGATGAAACTTTACTTTCATATTTGTATTTTTTTATAAATTCTCCAATAGAAAATCCAGCTCTAAATGTCATAGAGTTGCCTTTAAAATCAATTCCAGATGATCCTTTACCCTCTACTATTTCCATCCAAGTATGAATAGGAGTATCAAGAGTTGCTTCTGGTTCACCCAAATCTGAAACAAATGTATTTCCTATATTAGTCTCAGTTACCTTTGGATCTCCATAATCAGTTTCTTTAAGAGATATTCCAATTAAGTTTTTATCTCTAAGTTGAGAAGCTAGATACCTATTAATCAATGCCACCTCAATTTCAGCAGCATCAGCAGATCCAATTCCCTTTGAGAGGGAATTCTTGATTGTCTCATCAATTGTTCTTTTTATATTTGAGATCTCTCTGGTTTTGCAAATATAAACATCTGTTGTATTCCAACTATCTTTAACACCAGATCCTTTTCCAAATAAGGATTTTTGATCATTAGAAAATGAATCAAAGATGTCTTCATATATTGAAGTATATTGAGAAGCAGGAATACCTCTTACACTATTTGATCCCCACCTACAATAACTGTATGAGTTATCCTTTGATCCTTCTCTATGCCCCAACCAATCAATAAAAACTTTTGCTTGTTTGAGAAATGCTTTATACCATTTTCCATTATCAGAGAAAGCTTGTGGATAAACTAATTTAATTGCATCCACAAGATTCTCATCATCATATGGTTCTAATGATGATCCTTTGCTGATGGCATAGTAAAAAGTAACAAGAGATGCTTCCTCTTGTCTTTTAGTATCTGCCATTCAATCAGTCCTCCCAGGAATCAACAATCTCCTGAATTTTAGCAAGTTCTGCCTCTGAGAATTTTACACCCTCTTCCATTGATTCTACATCAACTTCTGATCTCTTCATTTTCTTTTTATCTTTCTTACCATCAGGGCAATCACAATCTTTTCCTTCCTTCATGCTCTTTTTACCCATTGCCTTACCAATGGCCTTTCTTCTCTTATGAAGATACTTATCAGAGGAATCTACATCACCATCATTATCAATGTCAGCATCTTCCTGACCAACAGCATCTAATTTTTTCTCATAGATTGCAGCATAAGCAGCAGCAATATCAAGATGCTCTTTCTTGTATTGAGGATGGTCATCCATCTTCATGCCACGCTTCTTCTCAAGTTTTGCCTTTCTTTCAGCAGTTCCCTTCTCAGGGTCCATGTCTCTTACACCTTCAGTCATCCTCTTGGCAACCTTAGAAGCACCAGAAGCAACTCTTTCTGCTGCTTTCTTGATCATCCCCTTGATACCAGACTTTGCTTTTGCTTTTACTTCAGATGCCTTTCTAGAAGTTTGAGCAGACATATTCATTGCAGTCTGCTTTGTTCTTCTTGCCTTATCAGCAGCAGCAGTCTTAGCACTTCTATATGCACCAAATGCTTTTACAGCACCAGTTGCTGCCTTTTCCTTTGCCTTACCAATGGCGCTCTTCATAGCACCCTGCATTCTCTTAACTTTCTTTGCTCTTGGAGACTCAGTGTCATGACCATAAGTTACTGATGCTTCAGTAATCAAATCTTCAAAAATGAGATCTGCTTGTTCAACAGTATATCCTTCTTCAAATAATTCTTGGAGAGCTGCTTCAGCAATCTCTACTAGCTCACTATCAGAGAGAACCTCAAGTTCTATCTCACTGAGTTCATCTCTTGTAGAGTAGAACTCATCTCTTGCTTCTTTATTATGAACAGCACCATATGCGTCCATAAAGTTTCTCAGGGATGCTGAAGACATCTTACTCTCTATACTATTATCTCTTTTTATTTATATTCCTAGATAGTCTCCACTTCTTCTTCCTTTTTCTTATTAAATCCAAAAGGACCAGAGAGTTTATCTTCAAGTTTCTTAGTAAGTGCTACTTTACCAATAGTTTCCATAACTTTGAGAATATCCTCAGGTTTAGCATCTTCACCTAGTTCCTTAGCAATGTACCAATACTTTGGCCAGAACTCTTCTCCTGCTGCCTTGTAATCATCAACTGTCAGTGTTTTCATTTTCCTACTCCATAATCAGGTGCTTGTTCTTCTAACTTTTGAATTGTGTCATCATATTCTTTTTCTGACTCCCACAACTCTCCATCATTACTCTTAAATTTTTTCTTTGGTTTCTTCTGTTCCCAGAGTTCACCATCATCATTTGTGATGTACTCTTGACTCATTCTTCTGACTCCTTGAGAGATTGCTCAATCTTACTATCTAGTTGAACAATAAACTCACGAATATCTGCAATCCTAGGTGGAGTGCATTTTGGATCATGAGTATAAATTTTTTGTTCTTCAAAAAGAACTTGTCTTACAGCAGCAGCAGTTCTTACATCAAGTTCAAGATTAATCACAGGTCTCCCTCCTTACGATTTTCAGATTTGTGAACATCAAAACTACCACCAGGATAGCGTGCCTCAAGTTTTTCTACATTCATTTCAATGACTTCATCAAATGTAGTTTCAAGAGCCATACATGCCTGAGCAAGATACCAGCAGATATCACCCAGTTCACGTTTCATATGAAATACATTCTCATCATTGTAAGGTTTGCCTTGGAAGACAATCTTTTTAACAACTTCTGTGAACTCACCTGCTTCAGCAGTCAGACCAAGAGCAGCAGTAATAAGTTGAGTAGTATTTACTCCATTTGCTTCAAGTTCTGCCAGTCTGGTAGTCATGATAGCAAAGTCAAGACTTGGAGGACTAGTCACACCATGGACAAATTCAAGGTATTTTTCAGTATCTACAGTCATTTTAAATCAATAGGTTGTGCTTCAGATTGTTGGAGTTGTTGTTGTGTTGCTAGTTTTTGACCACCCACTTCTACATATTCTACTTCTTTCCAAGAACCACCAACTCCACCATCCATATTTACTACAATATCTTTGGTGGGAAGTTCAGGGTCAGGTGCCATACTGACATGAGGAACATCTACAGTTTCTGGAGGTTGTGGTAAGAGAATCTTTGAATATTCTGCATCTGGATAGATTTCTAACATTCGTACCACATCTTTCATTGTACCACAGTGAACCTGCTTAAGACCATTAGGATGATTCTTGAATTTAAGTTCATAGTAGTGTGGACACTCTCTGACAGCAAGTCTTTTTTCTTGTAAGTCTCTAGTAGTAAGTCCCATTAGAATTTGAATCCATCAAATGATTTCTTTGGTTTTTCATCATAAGTATACTCCTCTTCTTGCTTGCTGTCAAGGATGTCATCCTGTGCTGACTGCTCACAATCAAAGAGTCTCATCTTTGCTCTATCAATACCTACAACAAACCTCTTGTAGATACTGAGATCATTGTATCTGTTCTTCAACTGCTTCACCAGTATTTGTCCAAGCCCCTCAAGCTCATCAGTTGAAATAAGGGCAAACATAAGATCAGCAGTAGCAGGGAGACCAAAGGACTCAGAAGTATCAGTAAGCTCAACATCAGAGCTACCATAACCAGAACGAGTGGTTTGAGTAGCAGAGACGATTGGGACGTTTGCTTCACATGCCAGTCCTCTAAGTTCTTCAGCAATAGCCTTGACAACTGTATATGAATTGACATTGCTGCCTGCCCTATACCTGCTGGAAGCACATATATTAAGGTAATCAATGAAAATAATATCAGGTCTAAATGATTTCTTAAGTGCAAGCTCATTTAACAGTCCCTTGAAGTGACCACAATGTGCAGAAGCAGTTGGATACTCTTTAATAATAAGAGATCCTTGTGTCTTCTGTGATAGGTTGTTTACCTTGGTCTCAAACATTTGCTTGGGAAGGTCAGCAATATCCTGAATATTAGTATTCAAGAGATTAGCATCAATCCTCTCAGCAATCTTCTCCTCTGACATCTCCATTGTGATGTAGAGAACATTCTTATTTTGCAATAGACAAGCAGATGCTACATGACACATGAACAGAGACTTACCAACACCAGTACCAGCAAGTGCAATATTCAAAGTCTTGTTGGGAAGACCACCCTTAGTAATCTTATTGAAGAACTCAAGATCAAAGGGGATCTTATCTTCTTTGGTGTTATAGAATTTGTATCTGTCTTCATAGTCAAGAAGATAGTCATGACCAACATGACTATCAAAAGATACAGCAAGAGCATCTGATAGGATTGAAGGAATAGCATCAGGTGCTTTCTCCTTTACATTACCATCAGCAATTGAGATAGATTCCAGCAGTGCAAGATAGATTGCTCTATCCCTACACCACTTCTCTGTTGTATTGACCAACCAATCATACTCAACTGGTTGGTCATCCAGATGATCTACCAAATGAATCAACTCTTTGTAAGTATCTTCATTGATATCATTCCTCTTCTCAATCTCAATGGACAAGACTTCTTTTGTAGGAGTTTCATTGTATTGAGAAACAAAATCCAGGATCTCTTCAAATACCACCTTTTGATTGTAGTCTTCAAAGTATTCTGCCTTAATGAAAGGAACTGTCTTTCTCAAATACTCTTCATTATGAAGAAGATTTTTCAATACCAAAAATTCAATCTTGTCCATTACACTCCTAGAACATAAACTTCACTCCCACTGATGCTCTCCCACCATCAATATCTGTTGCAGATGTGAGATACTCTGTATAGAGTTTTACAGTGTCACCATATTCAGCACCAACAATGACAATTGGATTGTCAATGTTAGTCCTTTTCTTATCTAACTCAAGAATGTGCAGAGATACACCACCATATAGATTAGCATGTTCCTCAACAGGGATCAAGTATTTAATTCCTGCATGATTGAAACCCCAACCATCATTATCTTCCCAGGGACTGCTTTGATGATCAATAAAAAATCTTATTTGTTCAACATCATATTGAACACCAAAAGATCCCAGAGGTTCTTGTAAATTAATTTGTCTGTCTGATTTTGACCATGGTTCACTCTCAATATACATTGGACTATTCCAATTCATATCAGCACTGAACCCTATGTATGAATCAAGAGGAGTAAATTCTCCCAATCCAATTGTTCCCAAAATTCCAAGTATTGTCCTGAAAGTTAATTCAAGTTCCATAACTATTAGTTATATCTAACATATGTAGATAAAATATACTTAAATTCTGACTTAGGCGCAACACCTTTATGTGGATACTCCCATGTTGGTGGGAAAACTACACACTTTCCAGTCTCAGGTTTAACTGATACATCTTGCCTTCTAAACACAGTTTTACCATCATTATCATTGAGATAAAACAAAAAAGCAACTGCCCTTGTGCAAGATGGAAAGTCAGTAATATCTACATGTGTATCAAATCTTTGTTCACCACTTGTATCATATTCTTTGATTCTAAATTCTTCAAGATATTTAAGTTTAGGCATGAATGAATTTAAATCAGAATATTGGTCATAAACCTTTTTCACAAATCCCACAAGGTATCTTACCAGTTCTGGATTGTTTTCATTGATATTGAGTTGAGTGAAACAAGGTTTATGATCCTCATTGATGAACTCTGTATGATTAGAGTCTTTGAATAACTGAATTAAGTTATAACACAGATCTTCTGGAAGAGCATTATCATACACTCTTACCATATGAGAATTGTTCTGCTGCAATTTCATCAAGTTTCTCCATCACTTCAGGTGTAAAATATTCCTCTGGTTCTTTTAAGATCTGCTTGGCATAAAGTTTTTTACCATCAATCTCATATCTTCCCATCTTATTCTGCCAGAGTCCACCAAGTTCACCCAGTTCAAGAAGACCATAGTATTTGTCAAGACCCCTCTCATCATAGTAGAGACGAATCTCAGCTTCCATATTCTCTTTACTTAGACGCGACTTAGCAGTCTTTGCTTTGATAATGTTGCCAATGACATCTTTGCCATCTTTCTCTTTTTTCTTGGAAAGATAGATGATAGTGGAAGCAGCATATTTAAGTCCACTTCCTCCACCCATTTCTTTAGTTGGGACATAAGATCCAATTACATCGTAGGTGTGATTTGTTACTATCATAGGAATCTTTGCTTGACCCAGTTTAAGAGTCAGCATTCTGAAAGCACCTTTGACCAATTGTGATTTAGTCATATCTCTGACTTGTTTGTCATTCAGAGCATCAGTGATTTCTTTTTCTGTTGATAGCATACCCAGAGAGTCTAACACAAACATACAAGGTTTGCGTTCATCTTCTGGTTTTTTTAAATATATATCAACTGCCTTCAATGCTTTTGATCTAAACTCTTCAATTGTAACAACATTTACAACTACCACCCTAGTAAGGTCAACGCCCCTACTTGAGAGAAGAGACTTATTAACAGCTGCTTCAGTGTCAAAATATAGACAATAACCATCAGGGTTAGAATCAAGGAAGTTCTTGACGACAGCAAGGGAGAAAAAAGTTTTTCCAGTGCTAGACTCACCAGCAATGGCAGTAATCTTATTCCTAGATACACCACCAAATATACTACCTGAAACAAGCCCATTAAAAATGTAAGAACCTGTGTCAACATACTCTTCAGTTTCATCAATATCTGATGCAAGTTGAGTGTATTCATCACCAATTTCTTTTACAATATCCTTAAGAAAATCCATTATCCAAAAAATAACTCTAGGTTTACAACTTTCTCTACATTCCAACCAATTGCATCAAGAATAACCTTCACAGGCTCAAGAAATGCTTTGTTAAATTGTAGATCATAATCAATGTATCTGTCAACTCCAAGTTCCCTTGGAAAATCATTGATGAATGAAATCACATTCTCTCTGATAGGATTTGCCTTTTTGAGATAAATGAACTTGATCTTTTCACCATTATTAATTGATGAGTATTTGTTTGAGAGTCCCCTCTCTTTGATGTAGTGATTGTAGAGCAGTGCCCCCCTTACATGAATAGGACAACCCTTTCCATAGATTGATGAGTGACTCTTGTGTTTAAGAACATCACTCACAGTTCTTGGAAATGATATCTCTTCAGGAGACATCTTCTTGAACTTTGCTCTGGCATCATCAATAAATTTGATCACATCATCCTCTGTTCCATTCATCATCAGACTGAGAGCATCCTTAATCATCTTTCTGCATGGTGCAGGTGTAGATGATTTGACTGCTTCAATACCCATAATCTTGAGTTTTGCTTCTTCATATCTGACCCCCTCACTGTCCCAAACATTGAGGATGTATCTTTTCTTTGCAGTCCAGATACCTCTATCAGCAATGTTCTCTCTCTTCATCTGCATCTTTTGATCATACGCATTTACGTATGTGGCAAGATTTTGGTAAGAGTCTTCAATGAACGGTTCCAGTTTCTCCTGACAGATCTGATCAAGGATGGATACAAGTTTAACCTTGTCATCAACCATATGACTAAAAAATTTGTCAACAAGAGGTCCAAAATTAATATAGATTGAGTCAGTGTCTGATGCGATGACATAATCTATGTCTTCTGTTTTTAACAGATTATTTAGATATCCATTTACCTTGTTCTCAATCCATCTGATTGAAACCTGACCAGAAAGTGTGATTGCTTCAGCATTTGCTAACTTGAAATACCTGAAATACTGGTTTCCAATAGCACCATAAGCAGAGTTCAAAGAGATCTTCTTTGCCATCTGAATATTGTTACATCTTGCAATCTCTTTCTCCAAGTCTTTGGTTGGAGTCTTTTCATATTGCTGTTTTGCTTTGAGCATCATCTTCTTATAGATGACCCTCTCAGAGTACATTTTCTCCATCAGTTCAGGGAGAAATCCCTTCACATCCTTCCTATACATTGCCCCATTAGGACATACTGCATAGTCCTTATACATCTCAAAAGTTACTTGCTCAGCAAGTATCCTTTCAACTGTGGCTGAGGGATGCCGCTCCTCCATGAGGGTTTCAGGAGAAATATTGTATTGCATAATAAGGTGAGGATACAGACTATTAAGGTCAAAGCTGACCACCCAATCATACTTTCCTGGACACGGTTCCTTGACATAAGCACCTGCAAATTTTGTATCTTTTTCAGTTCTATCCTTTGGAGGGATAACAATATCCCTCTTCTTCAGATAGTTGTAGATAATTGTATCCCACATTCTAACTTGGAACATCACATCTACAAAGTTAACCTTAGCAGTAAATGCCATGGTTAGCGCAAGTTCAATGAGTTTCATCTTGTCTTCAAGACGATCAACAAGTTCTACGTCAACAATGTTGTAGTCAACAAACTTCTTCCAGTTTCCTGAATAGAAGTCTTTGAATGTTTCAAACTCACTGTGGTCTAGTTTCTTCTGACCAAGTTCTACTTCAGCAATATAATCCAGTCTGTATGACTCTTGTGCTTTGTATGTGAATTTTTTATACAATTCCAGATAATCAAGAACAGTCAGACCAACAATATCAAAGATATTGAACTCCCTACCAGTAATAGTAATCTTATCAGGATTCACTATCTTCCAAGGAGAAAGTTCCTTCATCTTCTTGGTGCCCATAATCCTGTCAATTCTTCCACAGAGATATGGAATATCATACAGTCTTACATTCCAACCAGTCACAACCTCAGGAGTGTTGTTCTGCCACCAGTAAAGGAATGCATTCAACATCTCCACTTCATCAGGGTAATAATGATAAGTCACATTACTCTGTGTAGGAGTATATGGTTTCCTACCCCAAGTGATGATTTTCTTTGTAGCAGCATCCTGAATAGAGATGGTCAACATCTCCTCTGAACAAGATGAGGGATCAGGGAAACCTTCTTCTGCCTGAACCTCAATGTCCATTGTAATCAGTTTGATTTTACTGATATCAAACTTGATTTCATCTTCAGAATACTTGTCAGAAATATATTGATAGACATATCTGTCATTACCAAATACTTTGAATCCATCAACATCATCATACTTGTTGAAGAATTCTCTACAATCCCTAACAAGACCAGGTTTGATAGGTTCTACCTTTTCACCTTCAAGAGTTTTATACTTAGTATCTTTCTTTGATTTGACAAAAAGAGTGGGGGCATACTTCTCTCTGAAAGAAATATGCTCCCCATTTTCATAACCACGAACCAGAAAATCATTACCAATCATCTGGACATTAGTATAAAACCTCACTTCAGCAGTTCCTCATACTTCTTTTTCAGTTTACTATTTGGTTCCACAATTGTAAATATCTTATCAGAATGAATCATGAATTCATTGTCTGATGTGAAATCAAGCAGATAGGGTTCTAAACTACCAGTTGATTGATTGATGATAAAGGGTTCAATCAATTTACAGTCAGGTTCTCCAAGATCAGATGAGACTTCTTCAATCTGCGTTATCAGCATCTGGTTGTTCATCATCACCAAGATCTTCAGGGTCTTCAAGTTCAAGCTCATTTTCTTCTCCATTCATTGCTTGTTCATCACTCATTGCTTGCTCATAAGTTTTTTTCAAATCTTCAACTGGTTCAACAATTGAGACAACCCAATCCATCACAACAGGAATATCTTTTGATTTTGAAAGAGGCATCCATGGTTGAAGACGAATTTTAAATCCAATGGGAGCATCTTCTTCTTCACTAATTGGTTGACCAACTAGTTTTACAATACAAGGATTCTTAAAAAGATATCCAATTGTCCTTTGTGAATCAGGAGGTGTGAGTTCTTGAATATCAGTGATAACATCTTCTCCTGATTTGAGAAGGCAAAGTTTTACAGTCATGTTCCTATTGATTATCAGATTAATTTTAGCAAGAAAAAAGGGGGATGTCAACTGGATTTTGCCAGTTGCTCCCCTGCGACGACGATACTTATTATATATTACTCTTCTTCAGATCCATACCAGACTTTCTTCTGGTGCTTCTCTGGGACAATCCTCTTCAGGGTCACTGTGAGCAGTCCATACTCAAAGACAACCTCTGTGACCTCAGTGTCCTCTGAGAGGGTCCAGGACCTATTGAATGACCTCTGAGCAAGTCCTCTGTGGACATATTGGTTTTCTTCCTTCTCTGCCTTGCTGCCCACCACAGTTAGTTTACTGTCCTGTGTGTAAACATTGATTTCTTTCTCAGTGAAACCAGCAAGAGCAACTTCCAACTTAGAAGTGTGTTCATCAATTGATACTACATTATATGGAGGATAGTTGGATTTAGATTCATAAGTAAACAGATGACTTAGATAATCATCCATCCCAATTGAATTCTTCATAATCCTGTCCATTAACTGGTCCAGGTTTGCGGCATTGTACTTCGTCAGGTAAGACATGGTTCTCCTTTTAAAGCGAGTTTGAAATTGTCAGACCCATTAGGCATCTGACAGTACTAATTATAACAGATCCAAAAAAAGGAAGTGTAGTGATAACCACACTTCCTTATTGGGTTTCCGACATTCGTAGAGTCTGCACGAAAGACTCAAAGATATTTATTCAGCAGCAGTTTCTTCTTGCTTACCTTTCTTACCAATATTGTACTTCTGCTCAAGTGTCCACTCATTCTTCTCTCTATATGGAAGAACTTTGATTTGATTCAGAGGAGCAATATCAATAATTGAGTCTTCATTGTTGACTGTAATCAAACCCCAGTCAGCAAGGAGTTTTGTAATTCTGTTTCTTCTCTGCACATCATTGATGGTCAGGTTAGCATACTTACCATCAAGGGCAAACAACTCCTTGAAATGGACAATGTAATACTTTCCTTGCTTGTGAAGGATGTGACAGGATTGATAGAGTTTCTTCTCTTTTCTGGATGCAACACCAATTCTTGTGAGTGTTTCACGAACTTTGAGAAAATCATCAGGTTCATTCAATTTGATCTCAATCATTTTTTCTTGAGACCAATTGACCTGAGGTTCAGCACTTTGAGTCATCTTTTACCACCAGTTTCAAGTCTTTGTTTAATGTAGTCTAGTTGTTCTTTAGATAAGATTTTCAGTGCTTGAGTTGCTTTCTCATTACTATAACCATAATAAGATTTTACAATCTCCAAATCACTCTCTTTATCTTTGCGAATCCAGGGAGAGAATCTCTTCCTTTTTCTCAAAATATTTATATAAAATTCATATTGCATATCCTTGTCCAGGAAATGATACTTGTTCATTTCATTGGCAAAGAGAACACAATCTAGATGACCAGACAAACAACGATTAATAATAAAAGGAGGATATTCACTAATAACATTTTCATCATCCTCCAATAAATTCTGTTTGGTAAAATTAATTGAATTCAGCCAATCCTTCAGTTCCATAATTAAACAGCAGTAATTCCTTTCTCTTATGTTGCTCTTTCATGTAATCACCAGTAGATCTAAGAGTATAAGTCAGATCATATTCTGATGCTGTCCAACCCTCAAATCTATCCTTGATCATTTGATCAGAATTATAACTTACCAGTGCATCAATATGAAGTCTACTACAGTCTTGGGCAAATCTATCATGATCAAAACTCTTATGCATTGATCCCTTTCTTCCATATAGATTGTCCTTAATAGCATAAGGAGGATCAAGATAAATGAAATTCTTCCAACCATCAATATTATTATTACCTTCAAAAAGGTAATCATATGAGTAATTACTGATCACCCATTTCTTGATGATATCTGAATAGAAAGGAAGTCTTTCAATACCCCTCATAGTAAAGTTATTCTCTGATGCCATCTTTGAAAAAGATGATGACTCAGTAAGACCAGAGAATGAGCACTTGTTTACCACATAAAAAGATATTGCTTTCCAATAATCATCATCACCATTCAATAGGTAATCTTTACTTTCAAGGAAAAGATTTTTAGCAGAGACTGGTTCACAATGCCTATTCTTTAATTGAATAAGATCCATTCTCATATCTGGACCATACATCTGAAGATGCTTCCAGAAATTTACCAGTGGTTCATACAGGTCATTGACCCACACTTTGATGTGTGGATATCTTTTAGTGATGAATAACGCAACAGAACCACCCCCAAGGAATGGTTCTCTATATTCATCATATGCTGAGAGATCAGGAATGAATGGACTTAATTTGGTGAGAGCACGTGACTTACCACCAGGATAACGAAGAGGAGTTTTCAAAGATTTCATAAATTATCATTCAAAGAAGAAATGGATTCCATAATGTCCATGCCAGTATTTCTCACCATGATGTCTGTGACCATGACCATGCCTATGAGGATGAGAGTGAAGAGTTCCATTATTATGTGTGTGGAAATGAATGTGTTTCCTACCATATCTGTGATGATGATCATGACGATGGTGTTTCTTACAAGGAACTTCTTTTGTAATCCACTTGCTCTCAACTCTACCAGGTTTATTTTTCTTTCCTGGAATATATTCCTCTTTGTAAACCTCTTTTGTGCAAGTTCTCTTATGTGCTTCAGCAGGTGCAGGGAGCATCACAAAAGCAAGAAGAGGAAGGGCAAAAATTAATTTTTTCATAGGATCAATTTTTTACTAGGAGTTTCAATGGGTGAGAAGATCTTCTCATATTGTTCAGACACCTCAACCTGAGGCTCTCCTATATAGACAACAAAAGATTTTTTGATGCTGATACTATCACCATTCTTAATCAAGGGTGCCCAAGGTGCAAATCCCATTTGACCACCAGCTTGAGGAACTGCAAACAATGCATTCTCCACAACATAGGTTTCATCAGTTTCTTCAATCAAATCAAAGACAACTTCCTCACCAGTACTAATACGAATAACTTTGACGTTCATAAACACTCCACCATAATTTCTGTTAAACAAGCAAGCATATTTATTTCTTGGTCAGCCACAAATCCACTTTGATACTGATACTTAGCAATAATGAGCACAGCAGCAGCAATGCTAGAACCTTCCAAGTGTGAGTATATAGCATCATAAACAGACCTAAGAAGTACAGTAGGATCATTATCCAGATTATCCACCACCCACTTTCTGACCTTAGGAAAGTCTTTATCTTTGAGATTGTTGAATAAATCATCTGTCTTTACATTACTGAATGCTGCCAAGATACCTGAGTCAATTTTACCACTGACTGCGTATCTTTGCAACTCATTCAGTACTCTCCTCCAATCAGGAAAATGATTATTGATCAGTTGCGCAACCACCTTTGGCTCAAACTGAACAGACTCTTGAACCAAGATGTCTTTGATTCTTGTGAAGAATTTTGCTGCAAGTTCTTGTCTGTCTTTTCCTTTGATGGAGAACTCAACCACTGCGCATCTAGAGTGAAGAGGTTTGATGATTTTGTTTCTGTAATTGCAGGTAAAGATGAATCTGCAGTTTCCAATAAACTCCTCTGTAAACGCCCTAAGGCAGAGTTGTACATCTGGGGTTGTGTTATCTGCTTCATCAATAATGATGACTTTGTGTTTGGCAGAAGAAGATAGCGATACAGTTGAAGCGAAGTTCTTTGCATTGTTCCTTACAGTGTCTAGGAAACGACCCTCATCAGAGCCATTGATAATATAATAGTCAGCACCCAGTTCCTCACAAAGTGCTTTTGCTACTGTAGTTTTACCACAACCTGGTGGTCCTGATAGAAGAAGATTAGGAACCTCACCTTTCTTCAAGAACTCACTGAAGGTAGTCTTGATATTTTCAGGCAGGATACAATCTTCAATAGTTTTTGGGCGATACTTTTCTACCCAAACAAATTCATCACGCATAGTCATTTCAAAGGTCTCTTATAAAATTCAGACACAATGTCTGTAGCACCCATTGCTTCATACATGTATGTAGCACCTGATCTGGGATTTGTATGTTCACCACATGTAAATACATCACATACTGCCTGTCCCTTCTCTGGCCAAGTGTGAATACTGATATGACTTTCAGCAAGAAGAGCAATAGCAGTTACTCCCATGGGGGAAAACTTGTGAGATGAAATATCAAGCAGTGTGCTCTCTGATAGTGTAGCAGCATTTGCTAATACATTACGAATATGTGCTTCATCATCCAAGAGTCCAAATGGACATCCCTTTAGTGTAAACAAAATATGAATCATGATATCCAGTCTGGTTTGCGATGTGGAAGCTTTAAGTAATTATCACACACCCAGGGTTTAGATGCAATATATCTCTTGTACTTTGTGTAAATGTCAATACTATTGTCATGCTTGAATTCATCTGGTCCAGCAAAAACAAAAGATGTTGGTTCCTTCCCAGAGCGTCCCTGGGGGTCTGCAGTAGGAAAGATGTTTCTTGCAGCACAGAGAGTCATAAAGCAGGTGTGAACCTTGCCATAGCGAGCAGCATACTCTGCACATAAACCAAAACCATGAGCAATGAGCCAATTCCAGTTAAGGACAAACTCACCTGCCCATTTGGTACATGGGTGATTGCGAAAAGCACCCTTCTCAGTAGCATAAGGTTTCCCATCTGCTCTAGGAAGAGTGCCAAATCCATGTCCCCACTTCTCTGAACAGACAATGGAGAGCATCTGACAGGTCTCTAAGGGCATCTTCACAATATGCTTATCAGGAAGAACCTGAGCACTCTTCCATGGGTCAGGGTCAGTCACAAAGATGTTCATAATATTGTTTTTGGTATAAACCAGTATGACACAGACTGCCAGTATTTACCAATCAAGTATGCCTGATAAAAATCTGTCACATCTTTCCAGGTATTACGATAATCCTTAGGATAGATGGTAAGACTCATTACAGAGAATACAATGACATGAAAAAAATTTCCAGCAGGATGATGTCCTAACTGAAATCCTAGCAATTTTGCCTCATCATTGACACTAAACCCAAGATCAAAATGAATATGAAGTTGATCATGAAGTTTAGTGTCTTCACCTATTCCAGGTATCCAATTTTCTAAGAACTGAATATAAGGATCAGGTTGCATCACCCAAAAGTAGAATCAGGTTCAAGTGCAATATAGTAGATAAGATCACGA